AAATGAAAAAACAAATGATAAAACGAGCTGACGGTTCCTACTCTCAACGCGGACTGTGGGACAACATTAGAGCCAATAAAGGTAGTGGTAAGAAACCCACTGCACAGATGCTTAAGCAAGAACGTAAGATTAAACGGAACATGGCAGAAGGCGGTGATATTACTAGTGCACCTGCTAATACGTTTATGTCTCCAGGTGCAGGTACTGATCCTAGATTTGACCAGTACTATAATCAACAACTCCAAAGCCTTACTCAGTCAGGTGTCAAAGAGGTACCATCTCGTAATGATATCTATTCTTATTACCAATCTGCTAAACCTCAATCTGCAGTAGACCAAACAGGACGTATGATGTTTAGTAATCCTAAAGGAACTATTTCTTCAGGCACTACATTTAGTCAAGCGGTAGACCCTAACACAGGTATGGTATTAAACCAAGGTACTAACTTAGAGAAAGATGCATTTGACAAACAAGCACAAAGATTTAGGTCGGGGGGTATAAACAATCCTGGTTTTAAAGCATTGCCTGGGTATGTAAAAGCCAAGATACAATCCAATATGCAAGAAGGAGGAAGTATGCCTACAACCGCAGCAGGAGAATCTGTACTTAGAGAAGCGTTCATGACTATGCAAGGTGGTGGTAAAATGCCAGCAGGTATTGCACGTGCTCGTTTTATGGCATCTGCCAATGGCAATGTATCTCAAGCCAGAGAAACTGCTTCTCAGTATGGATACAAGATGCAGAAAGGAGCACGTATAGGTTCAAACCCTAGCACCTCTGATAATACTATGGCTCCTAATCCTGCAATGATGCAACAAAGAGTTGCTGAGGGGCAGGCTTTAATACAGAAGACAAGTACTCCTCAAGGTAAAGTACAGATGTCTGCTGCTAAACAAAGAGCAGATGCTAATATAGCTGCAACAAATGCACGGAAAGCACAGCAAGCAGCACAGGCAAAGGCTAAACAACTGGCTGATATGAAAGCTCGTATTGCTGATTCTCAGAAAGTACAAGAGTTACCAATAGCAGAACAGTTTACCCCTGATAATATAGCACGGTCTACTCAAGCTACTGGAGATAAACTACGTTTGTTTGGACCCCAGTCTCCTTTAGTTACAAGTGGATTGTTTGAAGCAGACCCTAATAGTGTTTTTGATAACTACTTAAACCCTGTAAAGTTTGCTGGGGATATGGCTACTAACTTTGGACAAGGTGTTCAAGAGAGTGCAAGGACGGGGGATATGACAGCGGTAGCAAAATCATTAGCTACTCCTATTGTTGCAGGTGCTACTATTGGACTTTTAAAAAGTCCTATGTTAGCGGCAGAAGAGCGAGCAGTTAATTACTTAACTAAAGGTGTAAATAATGCATCTATCTCCGCAGCATTTGCTAACCCAGTATTGACTGGAGGTATTGGTGCAGGTGCAGGTTTAGTAGGTAAAGGAATTAGTAGAAGTGCAAAAACTGCAAGTACAGCGGTTGAACATGATATAGTGCATAGTACAACTTCTCCTTTAGCTGTAGCTCAGCATAAACACGGAGGTAGTATTAAAGACATGTATTACATGAAGAATGGTGGACAGTTTCCAGACCGTTATAAAAAGATGGGATTCTCTGGAGTAGACAAACCAAAGAGGACTACTAGTGGTGGCAAGAGTCATGCTGTAGTTACTAAGGTTGACGGTAATTATAAGTTGATTCGTTTTGGTCAAGCAGGTGTAACAGGGTCTCCTGACGGCTCCGCTAGAAACAAATCATTTAAAGCACGTCACGCAAAGAACATAGCTAAAGGAAAATCATCTGCAGCGTATTGGGCTAATAAAGTAAAATGGTAATATGGCAACTAAAAAAGCAACTAAAGTAGTTTCTAACTCCGCTTCATTTAAAGAAAAGCCGAAAGTTAGTAGACCTGGAGTCCATGCAAAAACAAAGACTTCTAAGTTAAAACAAAGTGCAAACTACAAGAAACTCTCACGGGGACAGGGCTAAGTAATTACTTGCTTTTTCTACTTAATCAATTATATTTGTATTTAAACTATTAAATATAAATATTATAATTACTAAAGTTAATAATAATTAAAGTTAATGAATACTGGTAAAAATAGAGTTAAAGGTTTAAAGACGGCACTTTTTAAAAAGTATCAGACTGATCCATTGGTTAAAAATCCAACGGATGAGTTAAACATGTCTGGAAACCAACTTGTAGTAAACGCTACAGCTAACCCAAACGTACAAAGACCTAAGTCTCCCTATGACGAATCTTTTTATCAGATACCTGATTATAACCAGTTAGCAGAAGCAGACAAAACTTCTAAGCCTGATGAGTTAACTAAGAACATGACTGTTTTGGATTTAACTCCAACTCCTTTTCAAAAGCCCCCTAAACCCGATTGGAGAGACTATGTAAGAGCAGGAGTAGGTGCAGTATCTAACATTAAAGGAGTACAAGAAGATGCTCAAGGTCGTATGAACTTAGCTGAGAAGGTACAGAATTTAAATGACCAACCAAGGTACATGCCTAACGAGTATGAATATATGGCAAGACCTGGAAGTCAATCTGTAATCTTTGCTAAGCATGGTGCTGAAGTTCGTACAGGTACACAGACAGGTGCAGAAGAAGCAGAGTTAGAACAAGGAGAAATGTTTGTGCTTCCTAATCTAGACAGTTATGTAGTAGGTGGAAAAAAACATAGTTCAGGAGGAGAGAAATTTGTATTACCTCAGGGCACTATTGTATTCTCTGACTACTTAAAAGTTCCTGGAACTAAGAAGACCTTTGCTCAAATGGCAAAGGGATATGACATTGAAAAGTACAAGGAGACATTAGAGAATCCACATGCCAAAGCAGTTGATAGAGATACTGCACAAATCATGATGGATAGGAACATGAAGAAGTTACAAGAATTGTTTGGTATACAACAAGCAAAGAATGGTAACTCTACTGGAGAGATGGAATCTCAGAACATGAGGTCAGGTCAAACAGGTTTGATTAATGTAAATCAGCCTCAAACGTTTGGACCTAATGCTCCCTCCGTGTTGACTCCTGAACAACAAAAACAATTCTACCTAAACCAAGGTATGTTTAATAACCCTGGTTACTCTAATCAAAGTGCAGCTTTAAATACTATTCCTGAGTATATGCAGGGCAATGTAGATTTAGAAAATAAATCGGCACAGGCAGATGAATTAACTAAGCACTTAAAGACTTTAGATGCAGCAGATAAAACTGCTAAGATTGCAAACAAAGCAACTGAAGCAAAACCAGATACAGCTGGTGCAGTTACACCTAGTGCAACCATTCCTGTAGCACCTGCAGTTCCTTCAGTATTAACTCCAGAACAAGCAAAAGAGTTTGTTAAGAATCAAACTCTATTTGGACAACAAGACCTTAACAACATAAATGACCAACTACAGCAGTCTAAGAACACAGTTGCTCAGGTAGGAGCTAATACAGCAGATGCCTCTACAGCAGGAACTGTAAGTAAAGGTAATGGAGCTGATGAGAATTCTATCTACAGAAAGAAAACAGCTAGTGGTAGAAGTTACTACGTAGAGGGTCAAGGAGAATTTAAAGGAAAATCTTATAGAGACCAATACGGAGGAGATGTATTTAACTTAGTACGTAACCGTCTAAACGAGCACTATGACGATTTAAGTCCTACCCTTTTGTCTGCTTATCAAGCTCAATTAAAAGATAAGAACTTAGCAGTAGGTAGTGCAGAAGACTTAGTTGATATAATGGAGTCAGGAAATAGCTCTTTAGTAGCTATGAGAAACTACTTTAAAGTCATTGGTAAAGAAGGAGACTTGTTTGACCCTGCTTTAGACAAAGGAGCTTTTGACAACATGGCTCAAGCTAAGACAGCTAAGTTATTTAAAGACTACGTAGAATCTCCTCAGTATGTAGCAGATGTAAAAAATGGTAAAGCATCTACATTTATTCCTTGGTTAAAAGAACAACCTAAACTAAGTAAAGACTCTAAGGGTAATCCTATCTATACTTTGGAGAATGCAGAGATTAGCCACGACTACACAGAAAACTATCAAGCTTCTTATAAGGCATTTGCTGCAGTTAAGAAAAGTAAACCAGAATTACTTAAAGGGTATAGAGTAGCTCCTGAAGGATTGCAAGATCATCAATGGATGGGACTTCCTATCTCTCCTGTGGATAGATGGGGTGGTAATACAACTATTGGTCAGTTAAGTGCTTTTGAAGATGAAGAACCTATTAAACCTTTAAAGCCTAAAAATC